ATCTGTGGCTATTAGACCCGTGGATTTATCGAAGATAAAAGGCCTTAGTGTTGCCCAATTTGTTGAATAAGTGCGGTTGTTTTTAAAGCCGGGAATCTTGTCGGGTAATTTACCAGATAATAACAAGGTAAAACGGCTGCGCGCTTGTACTATGAAATCCTCGCCATCAGCCACCAGCCAATGGACTCCCACGCCTTGCAGCTGCTCCAAAGTGTACGGAGCATCGACCACACGCAGAAAGCAACGACTGTTTTCTACATGCGGATCTACCCTGGTCTTTTCACCAGCAGCAACACTCACTAAGTCTCCAGGGTCTCGGGAGGTCTGCGCATATTGAATTTGGAAAACTATCTCAGCCATCAACAATCGCCAGCCCCTGCTAATTCAGAAAAATAGAGTTTCATAAGTTATATCGTCCTCCATAACATCATTATACATTAAATGGAATTGTGCTACCGTCACCGACAATAGTGACATCATTCACCTGATCAACATTCACACCGCCGATATAAATCCACCCCTGCCATGGTCCAGTAGCTGACGTTGCACTCTCTGAATCATAGAAGTAATCATCACGACCCAAACCGTCGGTATCAAAATAATACTCATACACACCAGGGTTGTTAGTGGAATCCATCTCGACCATCTGATGCTGGGTTCGATTTGCACCCCATCCACCTGCAAAATCAAAATACTGCCCATCACTTCTACGCCTTATCCATAGCAGCACATCGGTGAGGCCAGTCAGCCTATTGTCTGCACTATCCATAGCCGTGACAGTCCACGGTATGGTCGCGTTTGTGGGGAATCTCTCGCTGATGACCTACCCCCTTTTAATAGCCCGTGATTTTCATGGAAACCATACTTGTTCCTGTGTTTTCTACAATCAAATGACAGTAGTCATCTGGATTCATATTAGCCCCTACACTTTTGCTATGTTTACGTTGATGTCGCTAACTGCTAAGTCCGCACTACTTCCAGTGTTCTCAACAAATAATTGCACGAAATCATCCTCTGCCATGTCTGCCTGTCCAATAAGCATACTATTCTTGTAAGCATTGGAGAGTTGATTTGAAGCCTTTGATGCTGGCAAAATCTTTCGTGGATTCCACCCTGTCTCTGTTGCCACCCAAGTTGCAGTGAATGTGAATGTGTCTGCTGTTACGCTGATCAGAATATAATCCCCGTTATAATTGGTCGTTCCCATAATCACGACCCTATCGCCAGCTATGAAAGAGTGGTCTATAGTTGTTGTTGCCGTTACATTGCCTGCGCCCGCATCAGCGAAAGAGTCAATTCCATTAAGTCCATAGGCTTGCCCTAGATAGAAATTGAAAGTAGTTGCACTGGCTGAGCTGCTTTTTCCTGTAATGGAAGCCCAAACTTGCGCCGTAATGCTTTCAGACCCTTCATGGCGGAATACTCCGCTTGCTGAAACACTGAACCTCTCAACATCTTGTTCAGTGAAGGTTGCTGTGATTTCACTAGCTATATTCTGAGTTAGTGAAGAAAGAGTACCGCCTTGGTCAAATGCTGTGCCAGTTGCCGTGGCGGTACTGTCAGGTGCTCCCTTGTTTCCTCTTGATATGATCCTATCATCTGTCTGGATAATAGAGGATGGGTTAAACATTAGGCCGCTTACAATATTGTTCCCACCAATGTTCACGGTCTGACCAACTGGGTATGTTGCTCCATGCACATTAAACATTGAGTTGGTTGCATCACCTTCTAAGATGCCATTGTAGAACTGTAAATCCCCTGAACCTGATCCAGTTACATAGAACAGCGAACCAGAACCAGACATGATGCCAAGATGCCCATAGATTGTGCAGCTTGAGCATCCATCCATAGTTAGACCTGATGCAGTATCAAAGAACATACCAGGCCCGAAGAAGTCCGCCAGATTTGCAACAGTTCCCAAATCAGCCCAACTGTTGAAGTCAGGGAACTTGGAACTAATAACACCACCGTCTATATTAAATAGAGTGCCGGTGCTGTTTCCATCGAAAACACAATCAAAAAGCGCAAGGGTTCCAATGTTTACGCCCCTGAACAGAGCCTCAGTTGTGCCTACTTGCGTATAGAGGATGGAGTGGGCGCGGTTAGCTGTTCTGACCTGGACGCTTCCACCTGTTGGAACCACAAGCGATTTAGTAAGCGTGAAGACATCCATGATGTGATATGACGTACCGTCAGTCAGTGGAATCCCTGTACCTGACACCGCTCCAAAGTCGCTCTCTTGCCAAACCTCAACCACTTCATCAGACATTGTAGCAACAACTTTATCAAGAGCCGTTGAAGATTGGTGTGAGTATTGGCCTAAATCTAGAACCATATCACCAGTAGCCATACTGATAGAGGCCAGGTCTGAATATGCTGCAAAGTCATCATCAAACCGCCTTACCCTCAAAAGAGCATCACTAACTTCCATGTTTATTTGCTTCTGGTCAACGCCGCCGCCTAAGTCGTGCAGCGCAAGTGATGCTCCAAATGGCCCCTCAATTTTAAGGTTTTCAAATTCGGATGTGAGCTTTACTTGTACTAATGCGTCCGAATCTACAGTGCCGATAGCACCTATATGAACCTTTCTGCCAGATGGGATTAAAACATTCTCACCATCGTCTATTATAATTGACGGGCTAGCTGATGTTTCATCATCAGATACATGCCCTATATAGAGAGCGCCATCCTCTGCATTTATATCAAACTGTTTATCATTAAGGGTCGCAGCAGAATCGCGCAAAGATAGCTTGCTGCTACTAACACCTTCTACCTTAATCTGTATATTTCCCGAAGTGTTGGTATATTCTGTATCCCCTGTTGCCAGGTCAAGAGTCAAAAGCGTAGAGAACCCGGCTAGATCATCATCAACCTGCAAGAAGTGCAAAACCCCATCAAAACAGGCTAGATTAACTTGCTTTAGGTCAACGGCAGCCCCAGTGTCATGTAGCATGAGCTGCGCATTATTCGGGCTTTTTATTTTCAGCCCATCGCTATCTGGTGTAATGATTTGAACAAATGTATCTGTATCAGGAGCACCGCTACCACCTATCATGGTGTACCCTAGATCTCCAACCTGGAAATTAGGTGAAGATTTTAGAAGCTTTCCAGTTGCCCCATCATATCTAGCAACTAGATTGTCTGCTGCTGAAGCAGGGCCGACAACATCACCGCCACCGGAGCCAAAGTTAACCCACATGGAGCCATTCCAGCCTTCGAATAATTTAGTGGTTGGGTCGTAATGGATGTCGCGCTCTTGCGGGGACAGTGTATCTCTAACAGCAGTGGCTACAGCATTTAATGAGAAGAATTTATCTGTTGCTTTTAGGTCAAGAGATGAGTCAGCAGCTGAAGCAGAAAGAGCGCCTATAGTCATAGATCCTAAGAACTGCCCATTCTGATTAAATTGCCAGGCATTTGTAGCATTATCCCATATAATATAAATAAGAGATGTGCCTTTCAGATGGATTCCGCCTCCGTCTGCCGTTATATCTGTCTCACCAGACTCATTAAGGTCAAGATGGTTTGCGTCTGTTGATAGGAAGCTAGTTGTAAGTAACCCATTAAAGATTACATTATCAGTGGTGTTTAATGACTGGTCGTAAGCATCTGCCTGCTGCACCCAGTCACTATCTGTCAGCTCCTCTGCAACGTATAGGTGGTTATTGGTGTAATCCCAATAGAATTCACCAATTATCCCAGCGGTAACAACTCCAGTAGGACTCCCGCTGCCAGCTTGCGCTCTTGCAATGTGAAGGTCGTCACCTATTAAATCTTTGTGAAACTGGTTAGCCATTAAATTTACTCGCTGTTACGAAATCGCCGCTATTGGAAAACACTAAGCCTGCATCATTTGTTAGTGTCATTGAGTCCTGTAAAAACCCGATTGCCTCGAAAGCCTGAGTATCAAGGGCATACCATATTTGATCTGTAAGACTGTAAGACTGAAAAGACAGGTTGGCCGAACTCTCTATTTGTACATGAACCGGGAAACCTTCCGTAATTTGGATTAACCCTTTTAGCTCAACCTCCACCTCAGTGAGTGCGGGACCAAAGACATGAGGTGGATATTCTCTTTGAAAATATATACTGCCGAATTCATTTATGCGTCTAAGCGTTACCATTACATTCTCGGTGGCAGCAACGCTACCTATCTTCACATAGACCTTTGATATCCAGGCATTAACAGGCGGAACGATTATTGTGGATGTGCTTGTTACTATTATTTCGTCATCATATACAGGCTGTATAATATTTCTGAAAACCTTCTTTCCAACTTCAGCTGAATGCCTACCAAATGACCCGTTATCGCTAAAGTGAGTATGTGGGATTATTCTTTTTACTGCGCCGGAAGTGCCGTGTGAACTGGTAATAATCCAGCCTCCGGCTGATTCAATTTGCAGGTCTAACCCCATTACAATAGAACCCACTGAAATCTGGATGCTTGCGTCTGCCCAAACACCTTCCAACCGTATCTGGAAGTGGAATTCTTGCTGATCGACTGAAGGGATCATCCTTAGAGATCCGTCTGTGTCCTCATCGCCTTTGAGGTAGATAATCTGAGTATCATTGCGAACTTCAACGTTCGGATGTGCTGAAACATCAAGCCCCTGCATGATTAATTCTCACTCTGCGGTATCGGATTAATTCGCAGTATTTTCCCGTCTTTTGAACTTCTAACAACCCCCAAGCTTGGCGGGTTTTTCCGAAGTTCAATTAACTCTTGAACTACGGCGGTGAGTGCCGCTATTTGCTGCATAAGCGCAGTTGCATCAACTGTGGTTACAGTATTTACCTGAACAGGAGCAAGCTCTACTTCAACAGATACCGGTTCAGATTCTACCGTTATGTCAACTTTCTGAGATTCTTGCACGGGAGAAGAAGTCCGAGAGACAACCTTAGCCCCTGCAAGCCGACGATTCTCCAGCTCAGATTGTTTTATGACTGTAGACATTTAATCATATTCTCAATTGATTCCACTCTACTTAGTGTACGAGTATACACTATGTCACCGGGTTCTGTAATTTCCACCACTTCCCCAGTTTCAGCAACAGTAGCTGTAGTGGTGACATTGACTTGTTTATACCTATCAAGTTTTTCTTGTTCTAACACATCTGGGCCTAACTCGGCGGGTCGACCTGTCTGTGGACCTTCTATCGTCAACCCCGCATCTTTATACGCTTGCTCCACTGTTACACCGGTCTTTTGAGCATGCACTGTAAACCAGGCTGGTACGATCTCTGCACTGACACTGGCAGCTTGAGGGGACATTTGACCTGTGTCAATCAGTTGCCCGCGCACATTGTTATAAATCTCTTGCGATTCAACATATTGACTGACATTCTCCTGTGCTATCTCAGTCAATTTCTGAATGTAGTTATCGGTTTCAGTCTGATCGATCTCTTGACGGAAGGGCGGAATAGACTCTCCGCTCATGGTCATACTGGGGCGCAGAGCGTCGTAGTGCTCCGTATTGGCAATATCAGCAGCAAAGTCACCCACTGATATCACGACATCCCCACCGACCGCAGCAGCCTCCTGAACCTGATCTCCAATCAACTTAAGACCTGGGTCAGTGTTAATCTCTTCAGGAGTTTTATCCTGCATATAGAGAGCTGCTTGCTCACCGTCGATGAACACGTTGGAATCCGGGCCTGCTTCATTTACAAATTGACGGAAAGATTCTTTATCAATTTCATTGATCTTTGCCTTTCCAGCATCTGCTGCAATGGAGTCAATAGTACGCTGCTCGGTGATTGACTGTTGTTCTCTGTCCAATTGCTGCTCAGCAACAACGTCACTTTTGCGTACTTTTGCCCCCATCGCACCGAGGATAATTCTCACGATACCCGCAGCTGTACCCGCTGAAGCCTCTTCTACACCCGGTGTCAGGTCGATCTCAGCATCAGGATCATATAGCCCTTTAGCTATCAGTTGGTGTGTGACTCCTTCCACCCACTCTTCAGCACCTTCTATCCCGGCACCTATAACTACGTCAACGGTGTTACGAATGAAAGTGTTTCTGATCTTTGGTGGAACCCGGTTAAGAATCAAATCCATCCCGGTTTTTTCAGCTGCCAAAGTTGTCAACCCAAAAAGCATGCCAGCAGCTCTTTGAGTCTCTACATCAGCACCTTTCTCATCAGCCTCAGAAGCTCCTTGTGCATAACTTGATAGGAAGAACGAGGGTAAAGTTACCCCGGCAGAAGCTGCAAAACTTGCTATTTGCCCTAACGCACTACCAACCTCAGTATGAAACGCCTTCCTTTCTTTAGGTGCTCCAATGATTGTAGCCAGCGAGGAAATGAGTTCCCCTGTCTCCCCGATAGAAGTGGTAGGGTCCAGGTAAATCGGTATATCTCTTGGTTTTTGTAGAAAGTTAGCAACGGATTCAGCACCCATGTATCTTATTGATTGTGATACAAATCTACCGAAATCTTCATTGAACCTTCTGAACCCTTGAGCGCCACCACCTATGAGATCCAAAGCACCACTGGGGATCTCTCTTGCAAAATCAGCAGCCGCAGTACCTACCCCATGTTCTTTGACAACAGTGCTTGTATCACTCAATGAATCTTCAATGGATTGTAAAAAACCAATGTCATCTTGAGCGATTACAGCATTGTCAAAATTGCTAATGAACTTAGATGTTGTAGGGTTGTTTTCAGCTATGCTACTGAAATCAATCTGATCAAGTTTAAGCTTCTGTTCAACCGCTTGAGGATTTGATTCAATCGCTACAACAGGAGCATTAGTTTCACGACTTAACCTAGTGACTTTAGCATGTTGGTCAGGATTGATTTTGAAGGCTTCAGTTGCAGTCCCACGCAAACGATTTTCTTCCTCATTTACACCAAAAGAACCAAGATCAACTTTTTCAAAATCAAGAGCCATTACTGTGTGGCCTGCTCATATGCTCTACTGATGTTATCAAACGTCACAGATATATTGTTTTCAATCAGGTACTCTCTGACAGCCAGCACATCTTCTTTAGAGTTTTCACCAAGGGTGTCGATGACACGGTTGACTGCGCTCAATTCTTGAGGAGGTACATTCTTCAAACTGTAAGTTGTATCAAAGAATAAGAAGGTGTCTTCTATTACCACTTCGTGGCTGAACTCAGCCAATACTTTATCAAGCTCAGTGGGTGATAATTTCTTACCAGTCGAAGTTTCAACATCTTCAATTCGAGTCTGAGCAGCGGCAAGAAATTCATTAACTCTCTCACCTTTCTTACCTTTCCAAGTTTTTGATGCACCAAAGAACTCCTGAGCAATCGATTTAACTTTTGCAGCAGGAGTTTGAATATTGGTGATAGTTTTCCCTTTTTTGGCAGAATTAACTGCTGTTCTTAATTTACCGAGATCACCTTTTGATAATTTAGAAGCGTGATCAGCAGGGTTCACCTTCGCCAATTCAGCAGGGGGTTTGTTCAACAACGAACTCAGCAACACTTGATCAGTCACATTGTGCCGACCAGATGCCAGATTGTTACGTTGCCCAGCAGACATGGTTTCCCACTCTTCAGGATACTGAGCCTGAAAAGCCTGGACTGTACCTCCTTCAGTTACAAAATCAATACCAGTCTCATAGGCATCTGCCTCACGTTCTTTCTCACCTGCTTTCTTCAGATTGTATCGCTCACGCGCTTCACGGAGTGTTTTATCTTGAATATCAGGGTCTTTAATCTTCTCAACTTCAGCAGTGATATCAGTCAAGTTGTCATACTGACTGACCAACTTATTGGCTATCAGTACCGCTTGCTGAGAGTCAAACGCAGTCTTCTCAACTTTCTCACGCTGCTTGATCTTAGTTTCAATGTTTGCTCTATCCGGGCCTCCCAACATATCACCCATCTTCTCCAAAGCAGTCCGACCTTGTGCGGCACTATCTGCAATAGAAGACTCGATTGATGTTCTGGCAAACGAGGAGTCATAAGTCTGCAGGCGTTCGTTCAACACCTCACCATCAAGTCCTTCAAGCTTTGCAGCATCAATCACATGCTGCCTGCCGAGGGCATTCTGTACCTTCAACCGGTCAGGGTCATTACGGTACAGAGCGGCATTCTCAATGGTGTTCTCAACACCGGCCTTGATAGTGGCTACCTCCCACGCACGCGCACCCTGAGAGGCGTGACGAATGATGTCAGCATTACCCCTGGTGATGTGTTGTTGGGCAACTCCATCGAACATAACACGCGCTTCAGTAGTGCTGAGTCCTTCAGAATATTTACGCTTCAGATCTTCAAGTGCTTTGTTCGCATCTTTTGCGTTATCAAAAGCATCACGACCTTGAGTATTAAAATACCCGGCGCCTGGATCAAAAAATAATTTATTCTTATCACGTTCGAAATTCACCATTGCATCTTCAGCAGCAGTGGTGTCTAAGCGTTGTTGTAACTGACCAAGCCCCTGGGTTAAATCAGAGACACCTTGAAAGACAGCGCCCTGGCCTGTATCAAAGCTGCCAACACCTCTAGCCTTTGCACCAGGTACAACCGCAGTTTCTACTTGTGATCTATATTGTCGAACAGTTGGCATATCTTACGCCGCCTCAAACACTGGAGCGCCGCCACCACCGGATAACACAGGTTGTGTTCCCTGTGATGAAACAACAGCTGCACTGTTAGGAGTAAACCATTTTGAAGCTACCCCAGAACCTGCCACTTGACCTACAGCAGACACTATTGAACCGGTAAAAGCAGCTTGCCCTTTAGCACGAGTGAAACCTGCTTTTGCTTCACCCTCACTCTGTGTAAGTCCCGCCTGTGCTCTAAGAGACTCAGCTTGATCTAGGAACCTACTACGAACTCTGAGTGCATCAATCTCACCGAGGGTTTCGGTTTCTTCTTGGATCTTCAATGCTGAACCTGTCAGCGGATCCACCCCTGAAGCTCCGAACTGTGCAAGTTGTGCAGACTTAGCTTCAGCAACTCTACGTCGCTGTTCATTCTCTGCCTCAATCCCTTTATTGGCTATTTTGGTAGCTTCATTCTCTTGAGTACGGGCATTATATTGAGCAACACCTTCCTCATATTTAGCTTGAGATTTAGCTTGCTGGCGTGCTTGATAACCTTGTGCAACCGTTGCGACAGTTGACGCAATCAATAAAATTGTAGTTGGTTCACACATTATGTTTTCTCCATGTGAAACTTATGAAACATATCACCTGCTACCCCGTACGGTGCAAGATCTTCAAGAGTGAACCCCAACCATCGCAACCATTGAATACTTTCCTCATTTTCACAGTGAACGTGATTAACCAACTTTCGACACTTTCTTAACATCTCACCAATAACCAATGGTGTTTCAGTTAAAAATTGTCGACGGTGTTTTAACGCATATTCAGTACCCAGCATCCAGGGAGAGCCTTTACCCCCTAACAAATCATGAATCACTAAACCAAGTACTACACACGGTACTCCTTCAACACAGGCTACAGTCGATAGCTGTGATGCTTTTAAACTTGATTGTAGTGCCTCTAAAGGTGCATGACCATGAGAAGCCATCACTTCAACTCTATCCGCTTCACGCATATTAGCAGCAATAAATTCAACCATTTCATCAGTCGGTTTGAGAAACTCCACAGGTGTCATCATGCACCCCCTACAGTAACATCTGGAATTACTGACAATACTGCTAATGGAAAAGGGGAACGCTGTTCAATACGAACGCCACCACCTACACCCCAGTTAGGTGGTATCACCACCTCTTCTTTGAAAGTTTTTAACGCAATAGCGCCATAACCATCTGAATCAAAGCGAGGTTTGATTTCCACCATGTCATAGGTTCCATCAAACTGCTTGCCACCAACCCAACCTCCTCGTGATTTCTCAACTTCGAGAATAACTTTGGATACTGATATCTTCAAACCTTTTAATGTTTCAGTCGCTGAAGGTACATCAATATCAAGCAGTTCCATAGTAGGAATGTATGCAAGCCCAACATGTATTATTGAAGCAGCTCTTGGAAGAGTGATAGCACCAGATGAAACTGTCAACCCAGTAACTTCCACCCCGTTTGCTACTACAGCAACTAACTCATCTTCCAAGTGATCAAGTCCCGATATCACTGTAACCGCTTCACGAGATGTCCCGCCAGATACATAAGCAGTGAACCCCGTACCATCGATATTAACATCGTCTTCATCGGTAAGCTGATATGTATTAGTAGTCTTTCCAGCAACTTTATATCGATTACCGTTCAGCTCAGTCATCCCCACAATGTCACGGATATCAATCAAGTCCCCGTCAGAGTAAGGGTGACCGTTATCTGTAATAACTACAGGGTTCGCTTGAGTTGCACCTGTGATAGTGCTCGGATTATCAAGAGACAACCCTGAATCAACACAAAATACATCTTCAGGAGAGCTGGTAAAACGCGGCTCCATGCGCTCAACATAACGTACTGTGGAGCCATTGATGGTTCGTTTTACAATAACATACACTGCGTCACGACCATCTTCTGAAATGGATGTTATTGATTCAAATTCACCATCAGTAACGTGGTGGTGCCACCCCCACACTTGGTGCTCACGCTGATAAGTTAACCCAAGTAAAACTCCATCATCCCGAACACACCATAAGATGCCATAAGGTTCATCAGAATATGTCATCTCTTCAACGGTATAACCTTCAAACAACTGTTCTGACATTAACGAAAGATCATTACCGGTGTACTTATCACTGCTGAATTCATAACCAAGATCTCTGATCCTGGCACCTTTCTCCTGCACGTAAAGAACTGTACTGTTGATGACAGCAGGGGGCACCCACGAAGAACCGTTGTAGGACTGTATCCTAGCGCCTACAGACGCTGGGGTAAGTACTTTGTCCTGACCTTCACTGATCAACCACTCCCCACCGGAGGTGAGCAGAACTAAAGCGTCAAGCGCTACAATATGGCGAATCTCATTAACTTGTTGAGAAGCAATGGTGAACGTAATTGCATCATCATCTCGCGTGGGGTTAGATGTTCTTAGTGATTTAAAGTTAGCTGTTTGAGTAAAATAAACCGCTTGAGGTTCATTAGTTGTATTAGCAAACACCCTTCTCTGCTGAAAATAATTAACAGCTGAAGGTTTGTTCCCTGCACCGGCGAACGGTTGACGATCTTCAGGAGGTGCATCAGTTGTTACAGGTGCCAAATTAAAATCATCAAAAGTTGCGTTGTCCGTATCCCCAATCCAACCGTAAACATCAGTACCAAAAGAAGGATCTTTATATACTCTGTAGTAGTCAGCACTTGTAGAAGTCCAAGTAATTCTTACCCCAGCAGTGACACTTAATGACCCAATAGTTATTGTATTAGAAGGGGAGGCTAATGATTCAACTCCGTCAACAACTGCAGTAACAACATAAGTATAAACTTTAGAATTACTGCCGTGACCAGCTCCTACAGAAGCAAGTGTCAATGCACCCGGTGCAGTAGTTGTTGAAGTATAGCTGTTGGCAGTTAACGACCAAGCATCATGAGCTGTGCGTGATAAGTCAGCATCATCATGATCCGGGTGTACCAACGTCATTACATCAGCAGACTGAGTGAATCCAAGACGTGGAAGCTCTGCTTCAGTATAAGGGGTTGCTATCGAATAGAGAGAGGGTCCGCCACCAGCGAGCACATATGCACCATCTTTAATAACGAACATTTTCAAATGTTCAAACACAAGAACATACGTCTGCTCAGTGTTAAAACTGAAGGGTATCAACCTGCCTCGCTTGAATGAATCATCAAGTTCACCGACGAAGCGTGTACCAGGTCGTGAGTAAACACCACCTTGAGCACGGACTATGAAATTTTCACATAAAGCCAACCCAGTTGCATACTTTACAAGATCAGCACGAGACCGTAATGAAGGTGAAATCTCTCCTGATGTAAAGCTGCGTTGGATCGTAAATGACATCACTTCCTCGTTGTTATGAATTCACTTTCAGGACGATCCTGAAACTGCTCATTTAGATCCGCATCAATTGCAGCATTAATGTACACTTCATAAACCTGTAATTCATCAGATCTGGTTTTTCTTCCCATCTCACCACGGATCAATGGCATTGCAAGTGCTGATGCCAACAGATGAGAGAAAGCCATAACAAACTCAGAATCGTACAAATTCGGATCGTCTACAAGAACCTGATAATCAACCCGTAACTCTGATTCATTGGCACCGATCACTTTATTACCAGCAACATTAAAGATCTTATAATTAATCTGTTCTCTAAGGTCTGGTAACTTAAGATTGTAGTAAGATATCCCAGACACACTACCTGGCGTAACATCTTCGTAATTGAGTACTAGATGATTAATTCTGAGACAGTCAGAAGGGTACTGGTAAGCATACGCCCAGTTGAACAGATCAACTTCAGAAAGTACCGCTAACGCTTCATTTCTATGAGCAAATTGAAACGGCGCATCTCGCAACATCTGACTAAGCATAATATCATAATGAAGCTTGCACTGCTGTGCTTGAACACTCGCTTCATCAAGTGAATTGATACTAGCTGCACCAATGTGCGACAGTGCGAGATTGCAAATTTCAACTTGAGAAGTCATCAGAGAGTCTCAGTTGTATTACCCAGATTAGATCCAAACATCACATCAGACTCCTTCTTCCCGTCCTTAACCGCGTCAGCGTCCTTCTTGGCAGTTGCCGTACGCTTCTTGCGTTGAGTAGGTGTCTCGTCTTTAACCATCTCCAATGAACTGGGGACAGGGTCTAATGGCTTATCCGTAACGTAGAGTCCATGGCGTGGACACCCTGGTGTACGGTAAATACCACCTCTAAAACACGGTTTTAAAACTTTATATGTCGGCATTTTATCCTCCTGAAAAGGGGCGGCTTTCACCGCCCCGACTCATTTATGCACCAGTGGTATTGGTTTGAACACCCATGGTAATACCGGCTGTTACTTGACCGGTAGACGGTGCAGTACCAGTGACCACGTACTCAATACCCAGATAACGCTCAGTGATATCGTTAGGCAACACGACGAACGAAGTCTGTTTACCAACCACCAAATCGGCCAGAAGGATGGTCTGACTTAGAATGGTAGTACCAAGCGCAGTCGTTGCACCAGTGGAGATTTTAATCTCCAGGCTGGTTAGGTTGTTGAATGCCTCTGTCACCTGAATCAAGATCGGAATCTTGGCACCTTTACCGATGTCACGGTTAAGTGGTGCAGCTGCACGGTAAGGAGTGCCAGGCACCCCGAGATCAATGACGTTGGTAGAATCTGCAGAAGCAGTGATCGCCTGGTCATCAGAAAACAACTGTTGTGCTGATAGAATCATTTTACACCACCAAGTCTTCGTCGTTAACAATGGCATCTGATTCACGAATCGGAATGCCGCGATAGGTAAGAACCTCCTTACCTTCAATCTCCATAGGCTTCAGACGAACGAAGGAGTCAGTCGTACCCGCGTTGGTTGCCAATGCATCCAAGGCTTCCAAAACATCACGGTTACAGTAGATCGCCATCTTACCGCCAGCTACACGACGGTTCTGCAGTCTGTAGTATGCGGTTCGTAGGAATTCGTACAACTGAACAGATCCAGCCTGCATAAGTGACACATCAATATTGCAGATGCGAGACACATAGCGCCAGTCCTTCACTGCCAGACCAACATGCCAGGTGAACTTCTCTTCCATACCGTAGTAGGCGTTACCTGAACCATCAAGTAGACGCTGCTTACCCATGTCTTCACGCTGTACACCTGCCTGCGTGCCTTTCGGGTAAAGCAACTGAGTCTGATTATCACCCCAGGTTACAAACCAGATAGAGGTATTATCAGCACCCGCGCCACCGGCTTTAATGATCTGGTTGCCATTGGCAGCAGTAGTGTCATTAAAGCGTGGTGAAAGTCCCATGAACTGCTCAGGATCAGCAGCAGAGTTACCGTAGAAGATCTTGGTAGCAACCTCCTGACTCATGGCCTCAAGATAAGCCTGAGCCTCACTCAGACGCACAGCGCCAGGATTGGTCGAAAGATCAAGCAAACGGTTATCGATGGTGCTCAGACCTTCTACAAAGCCCGTGGTGTCTTCTACCTGCGCTTTACCTGATTTACTGTTTGGAATACCCTGATACAGCTTACCCCAAGCAACAGACGGTAGACCTGAGCGCACGGTGTGCAGGTGGGTCGTGCCTTTGTTACATTGGACAGCAATCGCATCATCAAGGATCGGATTAATTTCGGATAACATTTCGATGATGTCAACAAAGTTGCCCTCACCGTCCTGCTGTTTGTATAGGTCGATTAGATCGAACCAAGTGGCTCCTAAAGTCGCCATAAGTTATACCTCACTAAGATTGGTTGGGATACAGTCGTTCAGCCCGGTCACCCTTCTGAGAAGTTGGCGAGGCTTGAGAGCCTGGCACATCCTCTGCAGTTAGTTTCCCGACATTGACCATGAACCGGATGACTTCAGGGTGGTTACCCACACCGTGATCCTCCAGTAGTTCTTTCAACTCTGGCGTTCCGAATTTATCAAGAGCAGCTCGTGCAATACCAACGCTCTCCTCGAACTTGTCACCGCCGAACTCCTTATCATTCATAGATTGTTCGCGCCAGTCATCCATCATCTGGGTGTAAGCCTCAACCTGTCCCACCTCTCCCGCCTGGACTTGCTGTGCGTGTAGATCGACGAGTTTCTGAGCTTGTTCTTGATTAAGACCTAACTCCTGAAAAACAGGGGTGGCCTCTGCAAGTAAAGCTTCATTAAGCTCGACACCTTCAGGCATAGTAAAATCGGCATAGGTTTCAGGGGAAGTCTCTTGACCACCATCACCAGTGTCATCACTGGCTGACTCACCAGTGTTTTCTTCTCCCACTACTTGAGTCGTAGTGGTGGAAGTCTCTTCAGTCAGGGCGGTTGTACCCTGACTCTCTTCGGCTGCAGGTGCGCCTTCGTTACCAGCGCCCATATCTGTTGTCTCTTCAGTCATTCAGTTTCTCCTTTATCATTAACAAATAGCCATTCGGTGTGGCTTCTTTCAACTGAGTCTCTACCCAATGACCCATTTGCCGCCGTCCCGCATTCTTTGCATGCACGCCAGAGTTATCATCGAAACCAGAACTACCAACCCCAGACTCATCAAGAAGACGGGTGATAAAACCCCTGAAAGGCTTCTGCTCCATAAGCTTTTCAAGTTCCATCTTTTGCAGGTCGGTTTCATTGCTCACGTCAACCCCGCTTGTTCCATCATATTACCCAGCGCATTACCTTCCTTTATCTCGGTGTCACTGGCAGTCTTGGCAGTGTCTGCCAACTGCTGTCCCTGCTCCATGGCCTGCTGTTGTGCCAGTGCTTTTGCATCAGCTGCCTCCATAGCGGCAACCTCATCATCAGAACGCACCACTTTAGGTGATGTACCCAGCGCATCTGCGTACTCATCGACAGCCTGAGCAGCGTCAAACTTATGACGTGCACCAGGCCACACTTGAGAAAGCTCAGCAGTGAAGGCACCGAGGCGCTCAAGCGAACCAGTAGCTACCATGCGCTGTGCTTGTGCCAGCACCGAGACATACTCCACGTTCAAGTCACGGCCTGACAACTCAGGAGGTGGAGGCGGTAGCACCCCTTCCTCTTGTAAGATATTGAAGGTTCTGTCGATGAGAGGATCAAGCAGCTCATTGTGCAGCCGCTCAAGCACGGGGCCGAGCATCAAAAGCTTCTCTTCATGCTTCTCTGCTACCTCACGCGCTGTAATCTGCTTGCGATCAGTATTAGCCAACATGAGAAACAGGTCTTCATAGAACGCACGCTGTATACGGTTCTCTGTGCGGTCGTTCAACTGCCAGATAGCATTGAGATCAGGTTGGAATTTGTAGATGCTCTCCAACCCTTTACCTTCACCGCTGCTCCACACGATCTGACCTGACCGCAATTGACCGCCGTTGACCTTGTCCTTAAGACTCGCATCACCCTGTAATGGTGGACTCACCGTGATATCCACAGCTTCATACAGACGCTTCTCGCCCAGCTGCAGCGACTTGGTGTCACCCAGTGATGTCATACCGGGGCAGTCCGTAGCGTAGATGTCACCGCCTGCCAAGTCCCACCGTGGGGCTAGTATGGGAAAATCACCAAAACCAGACTCACGCAGGAACTTATCCTGCTCACGTATGCCACCGCCGCCGCGCCCAGGGTCATTGCTGGCGATACCGCGCTCATAATAAACCGCTCTGAATTTCTTATACTTCGCCAGAGGGTTCATGTGATCACGATCATCATTCGGCTCAATAGCGCGAATGATCTTCACCCATGATTCAGTGTTACCATTCTTCCAACGGTTCTGCACATCGAAGCTGCAATTCTCAAAGCCAAACTGTTTGATACATTGTGAGACTGTGATCTCATATTCACGATAGAATGTATCAACCACATTCTTACCGTTGGTGCTGATCATGTAGCTGCCAATGGTGTAAGGCTCACACCAGATCACATTGTCGAAATCCTTATAGATCCCGACCGCAGCTGTGCCAAATACCCCAAGCTCTGAGTAAACAGAGTGCAATGAGTTGTACAAATTAGACGCGGAGAACACCCGGTACATGATCCCTTGCACTTCGTGCAGCCATTCCTTGACACTTGTCACCTCGTTCAACTCTTCATCACCGGATGAAAGTCTGAACCATGGTCGTGCAGGGGAAGTAATACCGGCCATCATACCGGATGCCAGCGTGCGGGAGGCCATCCGACTGGTGTTGTTGATTTGTTTGGTGTTGCGCTTATAACCTTTGTTGCGGTTAGAGGTGAGGAACCTACCGCGGTACGCCAGGTGGTAGTCAGACAGTTCCATCCATAGCGGGTAAAAGCTAGAACGCTCTGACTTCAGATTCTCAAGTCGCCTGTTGTATCCGCAGATATTCTGCATTAAGCACCCAGGAGAGTCTTTTGTGCTGTGTTTGCTTGTTCAGTTACACCGCGTGCTCCTGTAAGGATAGTACCGGTGCGACTCTGTCCGGCAGCCAACGCACGCCGACGCTTGTCACCAGTGGTATCAGCAGCACCGGTTGGTTGCTCTGGGGTACGTGGTGCCTCTGGTAGAGCCGCTGGTGTTGGTGGTGCCTTTGGTGTTCCGCCTCCGCCTCCGCACATAATACTTACCCCTTAGTGTATAGATTACACCAAGTATAGTTTATGTGGCATGATAAGTGCAAGTTAGTCCAACGCATCCAGCGGGTGCGCGTTCTCAGACTTGTCACGTTGACCGGGGATGTGGTCGAGTTGACCACGGGGGAATGCGCGCTTTGGTACAGGGTGGGCGAACGTCAGGTAGAGTTGATCAGCCCAGTCGGGTGACACACCTAGGCGTTTCTTGATGTCCTTCTTGCGCTCCAACACCAGCTGATCCTTGTCGTTGTGCTGGTACTCACGACACGTCAGCTCATCCTCAAGCTGTGTGTCATCATGAATAGCACCACCGTCGATCAACCATTGACGACACCTGGCACCCATCTCAGCCGTTTTATTGACGTACAGCTTCTTGTTGTCAGCATCACCGCCGAAATGCACATCAATGACGTGATAGCCTAGTTGTCTGAGTCGGTCCCCAATTGGACCTCCCAAACCTGTTGCGTCAAGGAAACTAACATCAGGCTTGTGTCGGTCAAGCACCATGATGAGCTTGGAAACAACTTGCATACTGTCTCGGGAACTCTCACCAGGGATTCTGTAACACTTTTCTGACTTGGCATCTTGTCCTCTTCTGAATCCAATTCTACAGTCATCATCTCCGCCTCTAGCAAGATCGATGCCACATATTAACGGATCGTCACCGAGGTATCTACCTGGTCCGATTTGCATGGCGTTATACACCACATCACCCGGCATGAACTGCATATCACCGGCGCGAGGGAACACACCCAGCACACGCACGCGGAAGAAGTCAGAGTCAGCACCCCAGTCTGTCTCCCATTCAGCAATCAGCTTTTTGTTGGTCATCTTGGCCTGGCGGCTGTCGATCTGTCGGGTGTTCCAGCGTTTCTTCTGTCGTCTGAAGCAATCCCTGAACTTACCACTATTACGAGTAGGGTTGCCAAACACAAAGAACATCGGCTCACCATCAGTCAACCCACCTTCTGCAACCTCCCAGATCTTGTCTGGCACGGCACTGGCTTCATCAAACAAGTAGAACGGTGTGGAGTTGGCAGAGTGCAGCCCGGCGAACGCCTCGCTATTCTCCTCTCGACACGTCTGAGCATCTGCACGCCATGACTCAGGCCATGCCTTATGATAGAGCGACATCGACCCACGTGCGTTGTTGTACTCGAACCAATGGCCCACAATACACCGTGCGCGCCATTTACCCAGCTCACCCCAGGTTTTAGTGCGAAGTTGGTCAGAGGTGTTTGCAGTGACAATACCTTTAGCATGTGGCCTAGTGGACATGATCCACAGAATCAGCCACGCTGTAAGTGCTGACTTACCAATACCGTGACCTGATGCCGTAGCCTCTCTGATCGGATCAACCGGGTTGACACCGTCGAAGCCGCGCTTCCTGACCTCCTCACCGATCTCCTGAAGGACTTCCTTCTGCCATACATCAGGGCCGTCAAAACCTCGCAGATCATCCCTACCCCACTCAAAGGCCCATATCACCCACCCATAAGGGTCAGCATAGAACCGGCTGCACTCCTCTGCCAGCATGAGGTCAAGTTGTGACGGTGAGTAATCACCACCAGCTACAAGGGCGGTTGATTCAATGGTCATCGAGTATGAAGCTTTTCAAAGCACCATTATCAAGAATATAACCCTCTACGTCTAGATAGCAGTGCTGTTGATTAGGGTGTTGAGGGTTGGGCATTGGAATACAACGAACGGCTCCCCTACCGAGTGCTTTCTGTTTCTCTACTGCGACCTTTAGACAGTTGTCAGGCGTGTCGAAATAATCTCGATTGATGCGCCAATTAGTGTCTGCAAGCTTGGTTTTTAGATTGTCCTGATTAGGAAAACACCCAGCTAATAACGTCAACAACACTATGGTGGTGACATAAGCAGCAGCACGGGTAACTAATACTCTCATGGTAAAGCTTCGACCTGTCCTGTTGTCATGTCCGTATTATAAATGTCACACAAACCTGTGGTGCTGTTAGCAGTTGTTAGACCGTAATAACTATTAATGTATGTACCCAATGTGAAACCGCCGTCATAGCTGACTGCTGAACCCCATACCCAGGTTCCGTCGCTGTATCCGACTTGTAGTTCATTGAGAGCCGTTGACCATCTGACAGCGATTTCTATCTCAACATCAGCAACAAAAGAAGGGTTAACCGTAGCTGTGTTGGTGCCATCAGTAGACTTAAGTCCTGCAGAGTCCATGAACAGCAAACTGGTAGCGCTGTCTTGCACGCTGACAATACCCTCATCTGTAATGGTCAGTGCAGTTTGAGCAAAGGTGGGGGTAATCTTTACCCTTAATACTCCCTCTGACTGATTGAAATTACTTTCTAACGGGTGTCTTACATTACCTGCGACAGAGGTATACCCCAACAACTCGGGCACTGGTGATAGAGCAGAACCAACAACCTCAGTTACAACCCCACTCCCGTCAACAGTATTCCCATTCTCCGTGATGTAATAGTTAAACCCTGTTGTCAGTTCGCTGGGACTTTGGATGGCTTGTCCTGTAACTTCTTCGGACTGGAAAAAGTAGACTAATAAATCCCCGTCAATATTGAAGAACCCTTCTTGAAGCCACCCTGAAGCGTGTGGATTTGTGACAGTTGTTGCGATGCGCTCCCATGATTCGCTGACAGAAAAGCTTCGATGTGACGCACCGTTTGGCGCTCTCAATTGACCGGCTACAGCACCACTAACTGCCCTGATATAGCATGAGTTTATAAACTCACTTGTTAACACATACCCCGTCATATTCCACTTATCGAGTGAGTTTGTAGCGTCAACAATTGTTAATTTTGAAGCATTTGTCCCCCCAAACGGATCATCAAACCCACTAGAAACTGATAAATCTGATTTAGTATAACCCGTATCAAAATCGAGCGGATCACCCCCTGCTTTTAGATTTTCAGCAATGCGCGCCTTTTCATATGGAACGATTAAAGCAGGGATGTCTCTGCTAATAGATTCAAAGTCCAGTACTGCAAGATTAACCGCTCGGGTGTCGGTCCAATCACCAAGGTTTAATAGGCCGGTAGAATCTGACGCTGGAAGAGATAACAGCTTAATAAGCCCGGAAGGTATCATCGAGTAGAACGCCCTGCCGAAAGCACCTGCAAACGCCTTCCAGCCAATATCGGGAATCATGGGGTGTGACTCGTAGAGACCTCGACCGGCACAGATGCTGCAGTTACTGACTTGTCAACGCGATAGATACCAGGCGCATAGGCCACCACTCCCGAATTGGTTGCAGTGATGATATGAGCATCACCAGGGAGGACATGTGTGACCCACGTCCCTGCTGCTGTCTTTTTCTGCAATGTACCCGTCTCACTACCTGCTATACCCGGGCATGTAAAATGTGCTGGCATGCTGACACGTCCACCAGCGTTACCTACACTAAACTCTTCTGATTGACCCGCCCCGGTTGCAGCTGCTAGCAGTACTGTTGGCATGATTTACCCTCTATCTTGTTTACGAATTAAGCAGTACCACAAGCCCCACAGTGACACATCTATAATGATTACACTATCAAGCGGTACGTATGGCATTAGAAAAACTCCACTTTATCAGTTTTGGACGCTGCTACACGCTCACGACCGCGTATCAACTTACTCATGATCTCTTTATCGTCGATCACCTGCACTTTGTCAGCTGCAAAGGCATCAACAAATTTATGCTTTGCTATGGTATTAAGTGCGCTGTTAGAGGCGGATAGATTGCCCTCAAGCCGTGCAATACGGTGATTATCTACTAACTCCATGATCAACCACTCAGCATCGATCTGAGCAGCCTCTAAGGCTTCTGAGAGTAGTTTGTTTATGGCAGCTCTAACGTGAGCTTTATCGCGGTATGTGTAGGCGCTATCAGGCTGACAGGCGCCAGAGGCCACAGCCGCCCGGCGTGCGTTGCAGTCCTTCACGTACTCAACGACAAAGCGCAATTCCTTGTCGTTGAGTCCTGTAAGCTGTTTAACAGTTATAGCCATAGTGTAAATAATACACTATGTAGCTGACTTGTGCTATGTGTGCTAGGGTCAGAGGAGCGGCTAGGCTCATTACCGAAAAGACGACCTTAGTAACCGTTCTGCCGCTCCACTCTCTTACTGGCTCAACTGGAGCACACCACATGCGCACCCCTTTCCTCAAAATAGAGTTTGATAGTGTCTATTACAACAATGGTAAGTATGAAACACGAGTATCAATTCACAACATGCGTCGCTATTTAGGACGCTACCCCACCGCATGGCAGGCACACCAGCGTGTGCTCCGCTTCAAATCTGGCTATTTGGTTGATTTTGCCCTCGAACAGTCAGACAAAACACTGCAAAACAAAATCCTCGACATTGCTGTTATTTACGACACCAAGGCTATGCGCGGCTTTTTCGCGTAGTTTTACGACACCGGGAAACGCTTGCAGACACTCTCACTGGGGCGTTAGTAGGGGGTAGGTGGTGCAATACATCGATTTCATATCTGAAGAATAATCGATATAGAGAAAGAGAGTGTGTGAGACTGGCTGCAGGCCATGTTACTGCAACCTAAACTGTCAGACACTCTTTTCAGTGTAAGTGTGTGAGAGAGTGTCTGAGTGTGTGAGATTTTTGTCGAAAATACTGCAAAAGCACTAAATTAACAAAATCCACGACAATATTATCCCCACACTCTGTAGTACTATTAGTTGCCAGACACTCTCGTCACACACTCTAAGTGTGTGATGTTTTATCCACAGAAAACATTTTAATAAACGTCTTGACACTTGGAGTGTTGTTGTCTAGACTTAAACTGCAAATCAACAAAACAGGAACACAATCATGAGTACAGACAATAATCAAGACGTTATCGATTCACGCGACATCATTGAACGTATCGAAGAGCTGGAGAGCGAGCAAACCACCTTAGTGAAAGAGTTAAACGAAGGCAGTTTAACAGAAGCACAGATGCAAGCTTTTGATAAAGACGAGGGTGAAGAGTTGGACACCCTCCGCTCGCTCGCAGAAGAAGCCAGCTACTACGTTGCAGGCTGGGAATCCGGTGAAACTCTTATCCGTGAGACATATTTCACAGAGTACTGTAAAGAAATGCTGATTGACTTTGGTTTGATCCCTGTAGACATCCCTGATTACATCAAAATCAACTGGGATCAAACCGCTGAAAATCTAAGAGTTGACTACACCGAAGTTGACTATGCCGGTGTTACTTACTACATACGCTGAGGAAATAAATCATGAAAAAGCAAAAATCACACGCTTTCGGTAAAGACTGCTACTTACTTGGTAAAGACAAACATGACGACTTAATTTGGTTAGAGGCTGCTAGCTGGGATTGTGGTTGGTACTGGGGTTTCGGTTACATTGAGGTTTACACCAGTCAAGCTAATCCCGCTAATTCCAAAGATATCAGTTCACATTCTCATTGGTCTGGGTTGGTGGGCAAGCAGGACGATGGTAAATATTTGTACCACATCAACGAAACTCTGCAAGAGTCAATGCTAACTAATGAAGAGTCGTGGGAATTATCCGACTTGATGAAATCATTCTACACCCTCAAAGAAGTTGCTGAGCTGCTGGGGCGTGGTGGTAGTCATCTATCAAGTAGTGGAAATCGAGATTTCATGAAGGATGAACCTATGGTGAAACAGATTAATGAAGTCATGCTACCTGAACTGTTCAAATCTGTTTATAAAATCTTGGAACCTTAACCATGAAACCCCAACCCCGCCAACAGTGCCACATCCTCACCACCGTACGCTTACGCGGCCTCACAGCATGGAGTAATGGTAACGTGGTGAGTTTCTGGCTACCAGCTGACCATATCAACCCACTAATCAGACTGGTGAGCGTGAGCACGCTCTCAGAAGCCCACGAGATGCTGTCGCCAGCTGTACTGCAGGAGCAAGCATTATGAAATACAAACTAGTTGAGAAAAAGAATCATTCAACCTTACATGCTCTATTTGATACTAGAGAAAGCGCTGAACGGCATTTAAGAGAGGTAATCCCAGACTTCTGCAAGCGTAAACTTTTCATGGATAAAACCTTAACCCCTGAGTCATTTGAGATAATACTGGAGACAAAATCATGAAAACAATTAAAGCATGGCACTTTGCCAACACGAACCGACAGCTACGTTTCGGGGATAATCGACCAATAGTCACCGGTGAGACCCACAAGATCACCGGAGATCCACAACTATGTGAGCACGGCCTACACGCTAGCAAGCGGTTAATCGATGCGCTTAATTATGCACCTGGACCGGTGATATATCGTGTTGAACTCGGCGGTGTCATCGTCGAGGGTAACGATAAGATAGTGGCAACTGAAAGAACTTATTTATCAGGATTTGATGCTACAGAGGTACTGTATGACTTCACACGGCGTTGTGCTCTGGATGTCATCCATTTATGGGATGCTCCACCTGTGGTGGTTGAGTATCTTAAAACGGGTAATGAAGACCTGAGAGATGCTGCTGCTGCTGCTGCTGCTGCTGCTGCTGCTGCTGATGCTGCTGCTGCTGCTTATGCTGCTGATGCTGCTGCTCATGCTGCTCATGCTACTCATGCTGCTTATGCTGCTTATGCTGCTGATGCTGCTCATGCTGCTTATGCTGCTGCTTATGCTCATGCTGCTCATGCTACTCATGCTGCTCATGCTGCTGATGCTGCTGATGCTGCTTATGCTGCTTATGCTGCTGATGCTGCTTATGCTCTCAGAGAAAAACAAAACCGCCGGCTCACTGCCATGATATCGGCGAAACTAGGAACACAATCATGAGCCGCCCCACAGCCCCGCTGCAGCACCGTAAAGAGCCTTACAACACCAGACTACCCCGGTGGCTCTGTGAGTGGCTGAGAGAGCGAGAGAACGCTGCTGTGACCATAGAAGAGGCTCTTATTAAGCAGCATAACCTGGAGAGACCAGAATGAAACAACTAACACTTAATATCATCAGAAAACATTCACCTTGCAAATCAGGTTGGGAAACCTTGCTTGCACATCTCGGCAAGACTAAAGCAGACGATGAGCCGCTAGGCCTAGGAACTATCCTGAAATCAAACGGTATCGAGGATGCTATCTGGTGTCTACGTTGTTTTGATTATAAAGATTATTGTTTGTTTCTCGCCGATGTGGTTGAGTCAGTGCTGCCAATCTTTGAGGATAAATACCCAGAGGATAAGCGACCCATAAAAGCCATAGAAGCTATCAGGCTTTACCATACTGGAGATATTGACCGTCAGCAGCTTCGTGCTGCTGCTGCTGCTGCTGCTGCTGCTGCTGCTGCTGCTGCTGCTTATACTGCTGCTGATGCTGCTGCTGCTGATGCTGCTGCTGATGCTTATGTTTATGCTGCTGCTGCTGATGCTGCTGCTGCTGCTGCTTATACTGCTGCTTATACTGCTGCTGCTGCTGCTGCTGCTTATGCTGCTGCTGATGCTGCTGCTGATGCTGCTGCTTATGCTGCTGCTGATGCTGCTTATACTGCTGCTGATGCTGCTGATGCTTATGCTTATGCTGCTGCTGCTAGAGAAAAGAATTGGGAAGAGATCAAAGGGTTATTCATTAAACATTTTCTAATCTGACACCAAAGAAGCCCGCCTAACCGCGGGCTTTTCTACCACCACTTCTTTTAAACCGCCCTGATGGAATTTCCCTTTTTTATTTCCTTTTGCTGGCGATCGTACTCCTCAACCAGCCTGGCCCCACACCCCAGCTCCTCATACTTAACCACATCACGTAGGATCCAGACACGCATGGAGTATCGACTCTTGTACGCCTTCACCTGCCTGCACTGAGGCATCTCTCGCAGCACCTGACCTACTCTGGTGGGTGTGAACCAGCTTGGCTCCATGGACATCAGGTTCCTCAACTCACTACTCAACTCAGCAGCGCGTAACACAGCTGACATATCAGCAGCAGTGAGTAGGTCACACTGGAACACTCGCTTGCGGATGAACTCTTCTATAGTAACCTGAGCCGGTGACTTGGAGGCTTCCTGTATCTCACGCAGGAACTCAGTCATGGGGGGTGGGGCACCAGGGTTGAAGTTGCTGATATCCACGCAGTTTCGCAAGTACCACACGCAAGCTGCAGCGCCCTCACTCTTCATCCACTCCCAGCTTTCACGCCAGTAGCGCTGCCATTCGGCCGTAACGTTACCATCTTCACCTCGTATGTTGAGATGAGACCACATGGCATAGATGCGGCGACTGGGGCCGTTCAGACGCACCGGGAGCTGACTGTTGGTGGTCATGGTGCAGTTGACTATGTTCCGTATTTTCACCGCCTTCATGAACTTCTCATTCACTCTCAGTGTGTCCGGTGGTGCCGCAGCCAGGGGTTTGAGCTTGTTACTGATGGCAACGGCCTCTTGACGGGTGCCAAGCTCTGCCTCATTGATGTGGAGGTGTTTGGTTGATAGCAGATACCCCCGGTAGTCCGTCAACAGCTCTTCACCGTCAATAGTGGTGCTGTTGCGCCCCATAGCCATGGTGAGCGGGTAGAGCAGGAAATCTTTACCGCAGCCCTCACCTCCACCTAACATCAGCATGTGGTTGATCTTAACGTCCGGGTGCAGGATGGTGTACGCCATGAACTTCAGCATGTGGTCACGATACTCACCCCACCCCATGGCATCCCAGTGACTCAACCAGCGGGTGACATCACCTTGAGTGCTTGCAATCTCATCATCCGGTGACCATGCGTTGGCGTAGTCAATACCCGCGTCGGTGAAGTATCGGGGTTGCTTTGGTGCGAAGTCGAGCTTGTCCACCTTCTTGACTCGACCCGCTTGCAACGCCTCTTTCCTTGCTTCTGTCTCTTTATCAGCGTAGGAGTTTTGAAATCCTTCAGGGGTGAAAAAGATGTAGGTTTTGAAGTTGTAGAAGAGGTTCTGTTCTCGTAGATAAACGAAGTCATTGTACCAGTCTGCTGTTTTTGTTTTCTGATACCACTGCTCACGCAGCTCTCTAAGTATGGGTTTAAAGTCTGCTTTACTCCAGTGCATGATGTCACAGACTTGATCATGCCAGTGCTTCTTCTCTATCGCCGGTAGAGAATCCACCAGTTGCAGGAGAGTTGACGCTGTTGATCGAGCGTCAGCTGAGGAAGGGTTAACTTGTCGGAGCTGGTTGAGGAGTTGGTCAAGTCCGGCGGAGGCGACATCCTGTGGTTCACAATCCTTTTGTTGGATGTCACTGGTGGGAGACGAGGCTTGCGCCTCGCCAGGTCCATAAAAATTTAACGTACTCACCGGTGCTAACGCTCTAAGACCGCGCCAGGATGCGAACTTAGAACCGAAACCAGGTTTCTCACCCTCTATAAATTGAAATAAGTCACGACCAGTACGAGACTGACAAGCACCATGATGACACTTAAACCCAATACTTCCGTCTTCGTTGGTAAAGATCGCTGAACCGCTGTTATCAGCTCCCGTATGTTCTTCAACCCACGGGCAAGTAATGTCGAATCGTCCATCAGAACGCACCTCCTTAATGTGAATAGTGTCAGGGATCTGCAGCAAGGGGTGGTCGGGGATATCTGCTGCACCATCGACACACTGCTCACGGCGGGGTTTGTCCAGGTCAACTGCAAACGGTGCAGCAAGTGTTTCCATTGTGGTGCGTCTGAACGGCTCCCACAGCAGCATACGGCACTTGAACGGCTGACCGTCCACCATCTTACTGGCTTTGGTGTTCACACCATCTGGCAGCCTGACGTAGCGTGTCACACCCTTCATGCCTGGGTCGCGGCCACCAGGAGCCAGGCCGTTGGCTACCAGACCGTCAAGCAGGTTCTCAACCCTGGCACGGTCTGTGCATGGTTCAGCTAGGATGTATCCCCACTGCTCACTCCCTGGTGAGGTCTCTAAGATCCAACTTGGTGAGGGAAGCTTCTTAACTTGTTCTTCACACAATTTCTCACGCACGTCATCAAGCACTATGCAAGGAGTGTGCCGATATAACGCCTTTCGGCGGCGAGCCTTTCCGGTGTCGTCTGCATAGAAGCATGAGATGGTGAAGTACTGGTTGGTGTCAGGAGTGAGAGTGTAACGACTAAAGTAGTCCCCACCCCATGCGATGTGTCTTTTGTCATCAGGTATGTTAAGTGGGTCATATTGGAAATCCGTAACATGGCACCAAGGTGCGTCTTTCCCAAAGATAGCGTTGACGAACTCTAAGTTACTTGGCATAATAATTGCTCATGATTTGTCCTCAGTATTTGCCCCGCTCCAACGGGGCTTTTTTTTGCTCGGTCGTACAGTATATCATTTTAATTCAACTACCCCCGCTGCACGAATATAATGCCGAGTCCATTTGTCAGCCATCCCCCTATTGTTGTTCCTTGTTATGTCTAGCCCCTGTTATACACCGTAGGCGAATTGGTACCAGTACTTAACCTCAACCATGCTTCCGATGTTTAAAAAACATTCTTCGTACTGGCTTGGCTTAATACTCACGTATTCACCATCGGCAAAAGACTGGTGTATTTCTGAATTCCTGTTAACACTAAAACTATCAAAATGCCGATCACGCTTCATTGTTTCATCGTACTGAAATTCACCTATAGGTACCGCTATGTTCCCGCTCATTGTGTGGGCTATATTTGATTTAATAACATCAAGGTTGAGCATTTCAACGTAATAGGTATTAGAGGCATCTTCAGTCCAGTAATCAGTATCAATATACGGATTGCCTTCCATATCTATGGCGGTAGTTGTTTCAGAGTAATTTGCAATCATTTTTATGGTTGATAGCGCAGAGCATTGGGCTGTCTCATGTATTTTGGAGTTAAATCCAACCCCTATAAAAATAGCCAGCACGGTAACACCAGCGGCAATCAAAACCTCGCGTTTACGGTGTATAACCATGCATTTCAACGCAGACCAGCTAAAGCGGTGGTTGTTTGCAATATTTGTGGTTGTATTCATGCTATTCAGCTCCTTATTCCATTACCCGTGGTCAGGTTATTTACAACGTTATACATCTGGTGCCTCAATTGGCTCGTAGCCAAGTGCATCTTTAATCGCAGTCTTTATCTCTTCTGTCTTGTTCGGATGGTATTTGGGGTTTAGGTGAATATATATATCAATTGCCTCTTCTTCTGTTAGCGTTAAATGAACTTTCAAATCTCGTTGTGCTTTTGCCATAATTCCTCCATTTACAATAATTGCCAGCTTTTTATCTTTGGTGTAATATTAAATCTCTCACACCGGGGAAGTATTCTGTATTTGCCCACCTAAAGGTCAGCTAGAGCGCTGGCCTTTTTTATGTATAACCATCAAAATCCACGCTGACTTGCTACTGCGGTGCGTGAGTTAAATTTCTTCTCTTCGTCCAACTATTGCATTATTTGCAACAGTTCATTTCATCACCCGCAAGCAGGTGATTTAAATCGTTATACGACTAGCTTTATACGTAAGGCCAGTATTGCCCTGGCATGCTTTGGGTCTCCGGTATTACCTATTTGCCCACAATAAACCGGGGAGTCGTTACGGCTCAGTCTGTACTCATGATTCCCGCCAAGCTTTGTTCTAACCATTCCAAGATATACGCCATTAAGAAATACATCATTCCAGGTTTTTAGCCCGCAGGATGGTTTTAGTTCGCACTCTAGAACTTTAGCCATATCATTATTACTAATAGGGCTTGGCTCTACATAGTCGTCTTTAAACGCTCTGTTCCACGCCGTCATTGCTATCACCGTCGTATAATAAAGCAAATCGAAAAGACCGCGAAAGCTTTGCGGTTTTTAAGTTAATTTCAGTGTTGGCTACATCTCATTTGCAATGTTATCTGGCAGTAAAAATTGGTTGCGGTGCCCATCCAACAACATCGCCAGTAATTTCATATAACACTTCGCCTTCCCAAGTTTCTTCATACCAGCCTTCAGGAATGTAATAGTCATCAGTGGGG